CATTTTGGAGACAAAAATGTTCCGTGGGAAAGGATTGGATGGTAATGAAGAAATGGCTTAAACGAATTACTGGTATCGAAGCTGAAGAACAAGCATTAGAAGCCGACCGCAAACGACTCGAAGAAGCTGAACTAGAGGTGCTCAAAAAACGTGATCCTAAAGCATATGCTACCAAACGTGGAGAACCTTGGGTTAACGTAATTGATGTAAAGGTCAACGAAAACAATGTTCGGAACGGATTTTTTGAACTAGATTGGAATAGTTTCTTTATAGAACAATTAATTGCAGCAGGGTACGGAGAAATTGCTGATCCTGAAGAAGAAGTAGTAGATCGTTGGTTTCGCGATATCGTATTCAACATGCTGAATGAAGAAGGACTTGACACATCAAGAAATTCAGGGTATATTAATGTTGTACCAATTGCAAGAGGCAAATCCGAAGTATCATGAATACATACATTCTTGTAGACACTGCTAATACTTTTTTTAGAGCTCGTCACGTTGTTCGTGGCGACATCGACACAAAGGTAGGCATGGCACTACACATTACACTTAATAGCATTAAAAAGGCATGGCAAGACTTTAACGGTACCCATGTAGTATTTTGTTTAGAGGGTCGTAGTTGGCGTAAGGACTATTACAAGCCTTACAAACGTAATAGACAAGAATCTCGTGACGCAATGAATCCTCGTGAAGTAGAAGAAGATCGTGTGTTTTGGGAAATTTACGACGAATTTAAAGAATTTATTGCAGATAAAACTAACTGTACTACAATTCGACATCCTAACTTGGAGGCTGACGATCTGATTGCAGGCTGGGTACAAAATCATCCAAACGACAATCATGTTATTATTAGTACAGATGGCGACTTTGCACAACTAATTGCACCTAATGTTAAACAATATAACGGTGTAAGCAACACTACAATTACCCACGAAGGCTATTTTGACGACAAAGGTAAGACAGTTATCGACAAAAAAACCAAACAACCTAAGCCGGCACCCGATCCGCAGTGGTTGCTGTTTGAAAAATGTATGCGTGGCGACACCAGTGACAACATTTTTTCTGCATATCCCGGTGTTAGAGTAAAAGGTACAAAGAATAAGGTTGGGTTGACTGAAGCATTTGCTGACAAACAGTCCAAAGGATTTGCATGGAATAACCTTATGTTACAACGGTGGACTGACCACAACGGCGTTGAACATCGTGTTATCGATGATTACACACGCAATGTAACGCTGTGCGATTTAACTGCTCAACCAGACCATGTTAGAACAGAAATTAACAGCACAATTAATTCAGTTGAATCTAAAAATATTACGCAAGTGGGTATGAGATTGATTAAGTTTTGTTCTAAGTGGGATTTGCAACGAGTTGCTGATCAAGCGCAATCGTTTGCAGAACCACTGTCTGCAAAGTATGTAGGATAAGCTATGATAAAAAAGAGTTTTGTTGCAACACCTGTTTTAAAAGATAAGTTTTGGATAATTAACGAAGGCGATACCAAGGTCGGTACCTTAGCCAGAGACAATGACAACTATATATTTTCAGGTAAGGGCGAAATTAGCTTTTACACTGACAAATCAGAGTTGCTAAAAAAGTTTGGAAAGAACTTTTTAACTGCCAAAATTACAACTCCGACGAATAAAGATAAAGAATTTCACGTTCACGACTATCCGTCTAGGTCTGAACCTTTTAACAGCATGTATGATATTAGTCGAAAACTTCCTTTGTTTACAAAAAGCGAAAAGTCAAAAAGTGTATATTGTGCAGGATACTATCTAGTTAAATTTAATGTTAATTGGCTTAAAAGTTTTTGTCCAAAACTTATTACAATTGAGCGTAATGAATACATTGGGCCTTTTAAAACAGAATTAGAAATGAAAGCAGCATTGCACAATGTCAATCGAACCACTTAACACATTACCAATCATACAATATTTACAACAAGTTAAACAAGCAGATGCAAGTAACTCTCCAGAGATACGTATTCCTATAGATCGTGCAAAGTCACTAGCGTATACGTTAGGAATGGTGATGTCACGGTTAGAAGGCGACTTGGAAAAATATGTAAAAGAAGCATTATCATCCGAAAATGAAGTTATAAATATTAACATGGATGCAGGTTCTCGTTGGTAATAACCCGGTTTACGATGATAAATATATACGCATTTAATGGAGCGTAATATGAGTCGACCTAAACCAACAATACTGTTAGATTATACAAATCCTAGAACATACAAAACAGAACAAGTATTATCATCTGAAGCAATTTGGGCAGTATTTTATAAAGGAAAACCTTTTAATTTAAAAAGTTCAAATTCGTTAACAAACTATCCAGGACCCAAGTATAAAAAAACAAGTTTTTCTAACCCCGGACATGCACACAACTTAGCAAAAAAACTTAATACTACTTTTAAATGTAAAGAGTTCGAAGTGTATAAGTTAACTTCGGGTGAACCAATTTGAAAGAAACATATACAAAACTTTTTTTAAAAGAATTAGGCAAAACGATAAACGACCAAACAGTCTCGGAATATATGCCACTATGGTGGCAAAATACACGATCAAACAGTCATACCGGTTTAAGGTTAACAGACAAAGGTTATGAAACTATCTGTGAGATTGGATTGGCAACTTACGACATTCCTTTTCCGTTGGATATGTCTTTAACCACTCAAGTCATTCTTTTCTTAGACAAATTCATTGACTGTCCTTATTACTTAACAAAAAAAGGTATAGTTGTTACTAACGAACGCAAGGCAGTTGAGCTAACGTTGTTTTCGGGCGATGTTAGAAAATATGGAATTGCAAAAGCATTAACACGAAGTAATCAAGAGTAAACACATATCATGGATCTAATAGTAAGTCAACAAAGAAACGAAGTAATTTGGGCTCTGCAACGGTGCGGCACGAATCATCTTAGAGCTATTGCAGCCGCCGGAATATCCGATTGGAGATTGTTGTTTGGTTATAAAAATATTGATAAACTAGCGGACATGAAAGTTACTAGGATAGCCAGAGATCCTTTACAAAGATGGCTTAGCTGGTTTACTTCATTTGTTATAGAAACAAACTCCAACGGGTCTGATAATCCGTTACACAAAGAGTATTCTAACATAGATGTTAGAAATTGGAATGTTGCTGATGCAAGATTGTTTTTTACCGAGTTTGAAAAAAACATGTACAATGACTATCACACTATACCTCAACACATAGGGTATTTCGAGCATGAAAGTCTAAACCATAACAGTCACTTTGTATTAATGGAAAACATTGACTTATATCTCCGAGTTAGTCGCAAGCAGCATCAGCCAGCGTTCAAAGAAGTATTTTATAACTTAGAGTCTACTGTACAACAATATATTATGAACACTGTATGCGACTTATATGAAAAAGACTTTTTGTGGTTAAATGAACTAGATCTCAGACTAGTCTTGCCAACACAGAACACATCACTAACGTAAAAAAATCTTCAACAACTGAAAATTTATTCTTGACAACACTGTAATGCACTGCTATTGTAAGACATAGGCACTGAAATCACAGAAAGGAATACACAATGTCTGAAGCACGTACTGTTACTCCGAACAAAGCAAAAAATAGCTTGCGTCATGCAATGCGCAAAAAACGCCCTGTTTTTATGTGGGGTCCTCCCGGAATTGGTAAATCTGACATTGTTGCTCAGATTACTAACTCGTTTAAGAATAGCCTGTTGATCGACGTTCGTTTGTCGCTGTGGGAACCCACTGACATCAAAGGTATTCCGTATTTCGATACCAACAGCAGCAAAATGGTGTGGGGCGCTCCTGCCGAACTGCCCGATGACGAACTGGCTGCTAAGTATGATAACATTGTTCTTTTTCTTGACGAAATGAACAGTGCTGCGCCTGCGGTGCAAGCCGCTGCTTATCAGCTGATTCTTAACCGTCGTGTCGGTCAATATCGTTTGCCCGACAATGTTATGATTGTTGCGGCTGGTAACCGCGAAGCTGACAAGGGTGTTACCTATCGTATGCCTGCTCCATTGGCAAACCGTTTCATCCACTTGGAACTTGCTGTTTCGTTTGATGACTGGTTTGAGTGGGCAGTTAATAACCGAGTTCACAAAGACGTTGTAGGTTTTCTTAACTTTGCTAAAAGAGACCTGTACGACTTCGATCCTAAATCTCCTAGCCGTTCGTTTGCAACTCCGCGTTCGTGGTCGTTTGTAAGTGAACTGCTTGAAGACGATCTTGACGAAAGCACAACTACTGACCTGGTTGCAGGCGCAGTTGGTGAAGGCCTTGCTGTCAAGTTTATGGCTCACCGTAAGGTTGCTTCTAGTATGCCCGACCCTGCCGAAATTCTTGCCGGCAAAGTCAAAGAGATGAAAACTAAAGAAATCAGTGCCATGTATTCCTTGACTGTTTCTCTTTGCTACGAGCTGAAAGAAGCTGCGGATAAAAACGACAAGCGGTTTGACGAGAAAGTCAACAACTTCTTGCGTTTTGCAATGGATAACTTTGATACCGAACTTGTTGTTATGGGTATCAAACTTGCATTGACTCAATATTCGCTTCCGATTGATCCGGATGCAACTGAATGTTTCGATGAATTCCACGAACGTTACGGTAAGTATATTAAGGCTGCACAAGCGGCGTAATATGGTAGAAGATGGGCAAATTGAAAAATTTGCCCATTTTTTATTCAAGCGGTTGACTTGTAATGTAAATAATGTTATATTACATCATAAACGTAACAATGAGGTAAACTATGTCTACTAAAAAAACTCAAAGCAAACTAAAAAACTGGCAGCCTGATCCTAACATCACGCCCGAACAACTGGAAAATATGCGTAAAGAAGTTTACGATCGTATTGTTGTTGCTCGCATCGGTCTGTTGCTTCGTCATCCGTTTTTTGGTAACATGGCTACTCGTTTGCGTATCCAGGCAGCTGACGATTGGCTTATGACTGCTGCCGTAGATGGCAGAAACTTGTTTTTCAATACGCAGTTCTTCAATGCAATGAATAACAAAGAAGTCGAATTTGTTATTGCACACGAGATTCTGCACATGGTATATGACCATTTGGGTCGTCGTGATGATCGCAATCCTATGCTGTATAACATTGCAGCCGACTATATTGTAAACAACCTTCTTGTTCGTGATCGCATTGGTACTAAACCCCGAGTAGTGGATTGTTACCAAGACTTTAAATACGATAAGTGGACCTCGGAAGAGGTTTACGACGACTTGTTTAAACAAGCTAAAAAGAATGGCGAGGAGTTTGTAAAACAACTTGGCGAAATGCTAGACGAGCATCTTGATCTAGAAGGCGATGGCACCGAAGACGGCGATGGCAAAGGAAACGTTCGTCCGAAATACAGTAAGGCAGAGCTCGATCAAATCAAAGACGAGATCAAAGAAGCCATGCTGCAAGCGGCTAGTGCTGCCGGTGCAGGCAATTTGCCTGGTGAAATTGCTCGCATGATTAAAGAAATCACTGAGCCTAAGATGGACTGGCGTCAGTTGCTTCGTCAACAAATCCAAAGCACTATTCGTAGCGACTATACGTTTAGTCGTCCTAATCGTAAAGGATGGCATACTGGTGTTGTATTGCCCGGCATGAACTTTGCTGAAACAATTGACATCTGTATTGCACTGGACATGAGCGGGTCTATCGGAAACGATCAGGCGTCTGACTTCCTTGGTGAAATCAAAGGCATTATGGACGAATACAAAGATTACCAAATTAAATTGTGGTGCTTTGATACTAAGGTCTATAACGAACAGGATTTCAGTGCCGATTGTGGCGAAGATTTGACTGAGTACAACCTCAAAGGCGGTGGCGGTACTGATTTCATGTGTAACTGGACATACATGAAAGAACAAGGCATTCAGCCAAAGAAGTTTATTATGTTCACAGACGGCTATGCATGGAACAGTTGGGGTGATCCGGAGTATTGTGATACAATCTTCATTATTCACCAAAATCACGATAAGAACCTTGAAGGCCCGTTTGGCATAACAGCACACTACGAGAAAACTGCGTGATACGTAAAGGTAAAATAAACCCTTTAAATGTGCTGGATATACGGAGGACAGAGTTTTGTCCTCCGTATTTCGAAACAATATCTGTTACGTTTTCTTATAACTTGCTCAAAGCCCTTAATGATTGGATATACGATAACGTATCAGGTAGATACTACATCGGGCAAACTGTAGAATTAGTTGACGACGATTCGCAATTTAAAAACAAAATAAAAGTAGGATTCGAAAATCCCGGAGACATGAGCTATTTTATGCTGGCTTGTCCACTTTTAAAATACAAATAATTACTTCAACATATATAATATACAAAGGAGAATAAATTATGGCCGAAGAAAAAACTGCAACAAATTCACAGGATCTAAACATTCAAGATTTGGCTGCAATGAAAGCAATTATCGATCTTGCAAGCGAACGTAATGCTTTTAAACCAGCCGAAATGGCTGTAGTAGGTACTGTGTACAGCAAACTGGATCTTTTTCTAAAAACAGTAGAAGAACAACAAAAGATTGCACAAGCACAAGCTGCTGCTAAGGCTGCTGCAACTGAAACTCCTAGCAAGGGAGAAACCACAGATGCCGGCGCTTAAACACGTAGGACGTTTAAAAAAGAGCAAAAGAAGAGCAATAGTTGCTTATAGAACTTTGCCAAATGACCCATTTAATGCGTTGGTAATTTTTACCGATTCGTTGAATGCTGACGAACACGCTAGTTTGATAAGATGCGTTGAAAGCGAAGCTGGACAATCGGCATATGAGCTTGCAGAAGCAATGGCACGAACATATCTAGTCGACGGACGCAACATGCTTGCTGGTTTTCACGGAACTGGTAAGCTATTTAAAATTGCAACGAACGAAATTGAGATGATTCCAGATCTACATACAACTGTTGGATTAGATGAATTGAATCAAATAATTGCTAATCAGCGAGGAGTTTCGTTAGAGGATCTTTCGTTAAAGGGACCTAATACACCGCAACAGGAAACAAGTAATACATCTCCTGTTAAAGAAACAACTGCGGTTACAAATAGCGCACCTACAAATAGTGTCTTAACCGACGAAGACTTGGCTGCTTCTTTGAGAAGTCAAGCAGACTCTTTATTTAAAGAAGCCAAACGTCTAAGAGAGCAGGCAGACGAACTTGTTCCGACAAAAAAGAAAGCTAAGTCTACTATTGTCGAAGAATCATAAAGTAAAGCGCATTTCCGACGAGGATTGGCAAGAAATACTTGACGAAGTGAACATGGACTTCTTTCCAGTTGAATATCTCAACAGTATCATTATAAAATTTGAAAATGGTACTATATGGGATATTGACATTAATGGAAGTAGAAAAACTCATACACTTGAGGATATAGAAGACACATTAGACGAATTATTTGAAGAATACG